AGTCAGATGTATATAGCCTGATACCATTCGTTGTTTTCCATTGTGTTTTGTCATCAAAGTCGTGATTGAATAACAAGGCATGATAGTGCGGACGTCCGATAGTAGGGACGTATTTTGTGCAGGAGCAGTTTTTTTCGTTTTTGAAGCATGTATAGCAATTTTCGCCATATTCTCCACACATGTAGAAGCGGATTTGATGTAATTGTTTAAAGATTTCATATTCGTCAGTTCCTTTTTCGTGAGGGTTTTTAGGGACGTATTTTTTACGCAGACGTTTCATAAAGTTAGTAAATTCAGAGCCAGCACCACGTTGTATAGACCATGGATTAGGACGAGTTTTAAGGTATTCTTCAGAGAAAGTCAGAGTTATAAAGCAGTTATTTGGGTAGAGAGATGCTTCGTGATAGGAGCGGACAGACCATTCTAAGGCTTTGTCTAAGCGACAGCCAATGCATTGTCCGCATGGGTGTTCAAACTTAGTACCGCCTAGTTTTTCCCCTTTTACAGGGTTATGGATTATTGTGAATCCTTGAGAGTAGCTTCCACATTTGTAAGCAGTTATAGGGTGGTAGCATGTCATTTATTAGAATTCCCTTCTAGAGTTTTTAGTTAAAGTCGAATACCACCTCTCATTGGACGTGGATCGACATTTTTGCGATGTACTTTCATTGCGGTAGCAGTAAATAGTTTTTTTGAGCCTTTACTTGAGACTTCTTTTCGATAAGCCAGTTTAATCACCTCCATTTCAGTTGTTTTTATTTTGACACACTTGTTTTATTTGTCAAGTGGTGTCAGTGGGAACAGTTACATCTAGTGAGAACTGTTCCCACACCCTCGGATTTGATACAAAAAAAGCCCCCGAATGGGGGCTAGAAAAAAAATTTTAGCTTTGGGAGGCTAATTTTTTTCCTCAGTTTTTGTGATTTCAGGGTTGACAATTTCCACTTTTTGTGGAGCAGGTTCAACCTTGACTTCTGGGGTTTCAAGTACCCCCAGTTTTTGGAGAGACTCTTTTTGTTTATCGTCTTTTTCCGCTTTTTGTACACATTCAAGAAAGAAAGCGGGGTCATTATTGAATTCGTTTCGCACTTGCGAAGGAAGAGCTTCAAATTCTTGTTTAGCTTGTACCACAACGTTCATTGCATCGTGGAAAGATTGAGGAGTAGGCAAACCATTTTGAATGGGTTGTGCATTAGTTACGGGCAGATGCCCTGTTTTTTTAGCTTTGTTTACGATAGTATTAATATCAGCATTTTTAGCTTCGGATTGACGAGTTTTTGATTCGCCTTTTATTTCAGTTTTTACACGTTGGCGTACGCCACGTTTACGGATTTTGGTCATTGTTTTTTCCTTTTACTAAATAGTTGTTTACGTTTTTTTGCAAGCCAGTATCCGGGAGATTTCGGAGAAGTCATTGCGCCGTGTACGGCTTTGCCTGTATTTGCGCCGAGTCCTTTACCGCCAACAGCATTCATTAGAGCGTCAGCACCTTCGGCGATTATATCAGTAGTACGGTCAATGTTATCTTGTACATTGCCCTGTTTGTCTTTGAGACGAGCATCGGATTTGATTTGTTTTTCGGTAGCCCTCATATTTTTAAGTTCTTGTTTTAGTTTTTGAGCACCCAGAGCAGAGTTAGTCATGTTACCGACATTGTCAGCAGGATTGAAGGCTTGAGCCATAGGAGAAGAGCCAGCAGAGTTACCATAGTTTCCAGCAGAAAGGACAGGATTAAGACCAGCTTTTCGGAGGTCGGCGACCTCCCATTGATGTTTATTTTGTAATTGATAGTCAGAATGCCCTTGAGCTTGTTTGGCATTTTTACGAGAGTCTTTAGAAGCGATTTTTCCGCCGACGATAGAGCCAACAGCAGAAAGGGCAGCACCTATAAAATAAGCTTTGCCACTTTCGCCATTAGTTTGTGCAAGTTCTTGAAGTTTAAGAGGATTCATTTGTTTTAGCCTTTTTTGCACGTTGTCTAATATTTTCACCAGCACCACCTAAAAGTAAAGTGAGGATAGTTTCAATAAGATTCCAGTTTTCAAGTATAAATGACATTATTTTTTCCTTCCTAAGTAGTTAAATAGTGGCTTGATATGCCACGGGCTATCAGTAGTAGTAGATAGATTGTATATGTAGAAGGGGACTTTGTCAAATAGCCCCCTCCATGAGGCACGAAGATACATTAGAAGCGGTTTGCAAGCATTGGAATAGAGTAAGTAGGCATTACACGTACATGATTTACCATTGCGAAGATGTCAACCTTAAATGACGGTTCATCAGTTACAGCAGTTACACGATCAATAGGTGTATTTTGTTGCATAAAGTTAGCATTAAGAGCAGGTAGAGAAGCAAATTCTTCGGATAGATGCCAGACATCTAGAGACTGAGCATCATTAGAGCGCATTTTTCCAGTAATCATAGATTTTCCATAGCGATATTCAGACCATCGTTCTTGATAGCCAAAGACCTCTTCATCGACAGCAGTACCTTGAGCATAGATTTCTTTATTCAGAACACCTTGTTCACCAAGGTTTGCAAGAGCAGGCATATAGTAGTCATAACGAGTACGACGAGAGAAAGAGCGGTGAAGTCCTTGTTGATAAGTTAGGTCAGATCGGACATTAAATAGTCCTATAATATGACCATGTTCGACAAAAGATTTCGTCATACGGAAGCCGTTTACTACACCAGTAGCAACAGCAGCAAGAGTACCTAATTCAGTAGTAGCAGATTCAGAAGTTTGTGGTAGAGGGTCAACATTAATACGAGTAGAACCACCGCCTAGATATTCAGGACGTTGTAATCGAGAGTCAGGAGAAGTCACACCAAAGTGAGCACGTAGTATTTCAAAGTAGCGAGTACCGCCACGAGCATCCATTTGTAATAGTTCTTGTAAAGCAAAAGCTTCATATAGTGAATAAATAGTAGGAGCAGAAGCAGAAGATAAGTCTGCATAGATTGCAGGTAAATTATCAGGACCCCCAGAAGGTCCAGTCATTTCTATACGAGGAGTGACAGAGCCAACATAAGGCACGCCAGTAGAAGCACCTTGCGTCTCATAGATTGTGCCAGTTGAGTTAGAATAAGTGTCAGCAGGAAGACCGATACCCATAATAGGAGCAGAGTCACCAAGAGGGAGATCAATAGCAGTACCTTTTTGGGGATTTGGTAAGCAAGATGTAAAATAGTCATGGGATTTATTCCGTTTAAGTAATACATAGTCAGCGATGTCATCAGGTCCATCGTCTTTATCAACTACGACAGAATCTTGTAAGTTTTGGTCACGGAACCATTGATTATAAATATTATTGTAGTGGCGATGTAAATGAGTGTCAACACGGAGATCAGGGACTTGAGTAGCTACGCCCATATAGTCCCATAAAGTTTCGTTGTCTAAGCCAGTTCCAGCAGTAGTAGTAATATAAGGAGTATTAAAGTCAATAGAGTCAGAAGGATTTTCTTGTTCACCTTGTAGTTTTACCCAGTTATCTTGAACAGTACGATTTGGACAGAAGAAGAAGAAGTAGTCTAAGTATAAGTTATCCATAAATGGAGTTTCAGGAGTTATCATACGACATAAAGCGTTTAAGTCTAAATTAACAGTGTCACCGGGCAGGATTTCATCAGTATAGAGAGGATATAAGTAGTCTTCATCTATAGTTGTTACGTGTCGGAATGGACGAGAGAATGAAGAGCGAGGAAGACGAGCTTCAGGAACACGAGAGAAAGAGTGTTCCATTACAGAAGGATTTGATTTTCCCATTACGTTAAACATTGTTTTTTCCTTATAGTTGGTTGTAAAAAGTGGAGCAGTTTATTGTCATGCTCAGGACGTACCCTAGAAGGGATTAGCTAGCTTTTGCGATTGCAGATTCAATTGGAGTTGGTTGTAAAGCTTGTTTAAAGTCAATACCGTTACCGATTGCGTTTTTTTCGATTCCCTCAACAGAGCCATTAATTTCGTTATAGTTGCCAATGTGGAATAGTGTAAAGTCTTCTGGATGAGCCACAAGAAGCGATTTTTGATCGCCGTTGTTGACAGCATCAGTAAAAGATCTAATTGCGTCTCCAAGAGAGTTATGTGTAAACGGAGTAGAATAAGTTTCAGATTTTGAGTCATAGAGAGTATAAAGTCCTTTCGGCTTAGTTGTGAATTGTTCTTTAGTAAATTCAGCTTCATTTTTGACATTTTTAGTATTTTTGAACATTAGATTTCCTTTCTAGGTAAGAATGTTGTTTTGCGTTCTTGAATCATTTCACGAACTGCAAGTCGTTCAGTAGTGTTATTATCAGCATGTTTTTCAGCATTGTCAAGTCTAATTGTTTTATTTTCTTCAAGCCAGTCAGGGTCTATCTCTTCGAGGAGTTTATCATAGTAACGAGGTACAGGGACAGGATAAGATTTAGATATTACAGAGTCGTTGACGAGAACTTCTTTAGAATATTTTTCAAGCCAGTTTTTCCCGATACCTGGCATACGGGACATATTGTTATATTCAGGTTCGAGGAGATGTATTTCTCCAGTTCTTGGGTCGAAACGTTCGTAGTGACGGAAGCCGTTTTCATCAAGCTCGTCAGCTTTTCGCCCCGTGATTTTTTTAGTTGTGTATCGCGCGACATAGCCTGCGCTATCGATTGTGACATCCCCAATACTTGTGAATCCCATAGGAATTTTAGATTTGGGGCAAGTCCATAGATTTTGTAAGGAGTCAGATGTATATAGCCTGATACCATTCGTTGTTTTCCAATGTGTTTTGTCATCAAAGTCGTGATTGAATAACAAGGCATGATAGTGCGGACGTCCGATAGTAGGGACGTATTTTGTGCAGGAGCAGTTTTTTTCGTTTTTGAAGCATGTATAGCAATTTTCGCCATATTCTCCACACATGTAGACGCGGATCGTGACTGGGAAACAACGAAT